GCAAAGCGCAAATTTGCTGTATACCCTTCTGCTTATGCAAATGGCTGGCTAGTAAAAACATATAAAGCCAAAGGCGGTAAATACCGCATGGGAAAGTAAAATGGAGTTTTTAATAGTAGCGGTACTAGTAGTAGGCGCTTGGTGGTGGTTTAAAGGGCGTGGTGGTAAAGGTGGCCCTAACAAAGGCGGCAACGGCGGATCAAACTTAAAATAATGGCTAAGCCAAAAGGTGGCTTGAGCAAGTGGTTCAAGGAAAAATGGGTAGATATTTCCCGTCCTAAAAAGGGCGGGGGGTATATGCCTTGTGGTCGAAAGACTTCTAAAAAAGGTAAGTACCCTAAATGTGTTCCTGCGTCAAAAGCGGCTCGTATGACAAAAGCTCAGAAGAGATCAGCTATACGACGTAAAAGAGCGGCAGGTAATCCAGGAGGAAAGCCTACTATGGTAAGAACATTTGCCAAGCGAAAAGCAAGAATGCGTAGGGGCAAAAAGAAATAGTGGATACTATTGGTTCTATTTCTAATGTCGCAACAAGTTACACACTTAGTCAGGTTATAAGTAAGACTTACGAAGGCAGGAATCCAGGAGATTTACAGGTTGTTGCAACAACTTATGAAGTCACTATTTATGACAAGAATGGGAGTTTAAGCACAGTACATAAATCCCATCAAGTAGATTATAAAGTATGAAAAAAACTAAAGCACGCAAAAAAGATCCGCGAATAGCACGTGCAAGGGTAAAGGGCTTCAACAAACCTCGTCGAACTCCTGGACACCCAAAGAAGTCCCATATTGTCGTAGCCAAGGTAGGTAACAAAATCAAAACGATTCGATTTGGGCAAAAAGGTGCTAAAACCGCAGGAAAACCCAAAGCAGGAGAAAGTGCGGCAATGAAAGCAAAGCGTAAGAGCTTTAAAGCACGTCATGCGAAAAATATCGCAAAGGGTAAAATGAGCGCAGCTTATTGGGCCGATAAGGTAAAATGGTAGTGTTTGAACGTCAACTAGAAGAACTAAACTCAAGCTGGGCGTACAAGTATGATATTGACCAGTACGCAAAACGTGAGCATTGGCAGATAATGAAAGATCACCCTTACGTGGGAGATTGTGAAGACTATGCGCTTACATTACTTTATCTTATTAGTGGTAAATCTATGTGGAAATTTTGGTGGTATCTATGTACTGGCAAAGCACAAATCCGTAGAGTTATTACAAAAAACGGGGGAGGACACGCAGTTCTTCGTTTTGGAAAAATGTGGGCAGATAACTGGACTAAAAAGTTTGTTACCTGGGAGGAAATGGAAAAACTAGGCCATAAGAAGCATTACTGGTTTTACCTTCCTCAAGACGTAGCACTAAAACTTGCTACGGCTAGATGGAAAAAGTAATGGGGGAAGATTTAGAAAAAGCAGGGTATCATCCTGCAGATGTAAACGGCGACCGAAAAGTTGATGATGATGAAAAAGCAATGTATCTTGAGTTTAAGCGTAAAGAGTTAGAAGATCAAGATGCAATGCGAGATGCTCAGCGAAAAATGACATGGTTTGCTTTAGGTGGAATGCTTCTTTACCCAGCTACTGTTATGATGACAGAAATGCTAGGGTTACATCAAGCAGCAGAAATTCTTGGTTCTATGGCTTCTGTGTACTTTGTATCTGTAGCTGGTATTGTAGCTGCTTTCTTTGGAGCTCAGGCATGGTCTGGCAAAAAATAGTACCCATACTATTTTTAAGCGGGTGCGTTGCAATGTCACCAAATCTTGAAATACATGAAGATTTGGTGACAGGGCAAGAATACTACAGTCTTGAACTTGGAATATCTTATCCAAAAAAGAAATTTATGACTCCGGAAGAGTGGTTAGACTATCATCAGTCTCCGGACAGCCAAAAGGAAGCCCTCTATGTTAGCTATAAAGAGCGAGAAGAGATTGAAAAGCGCTGGGAGAATTTTATTGAGAATTGTCTCTTGGCCGGTACGTTGGATTGCTAGTTTCTTCTTAAACGAGTGGGAAGTCACTATATGGATAGACCCTCAGAAAAAAACTTTTTACAATTTTAAATGGCTTGAAAAGTGTGAACCTAAACACTTAAAAGGCAAACTAACTTCAGGTGAGCCCTTTGAGATGAAAACTCAAGAAGCGTTCAACTATCAAATTAAAAAGGTAAAGTAATGCTAGGAATGATAAAAATGCTTCCAATTGTAATACTTCTTGCGGGAGCTGGGTATGCGTATCATACTACAGTTGTTAGTCAAAAAGATACAGTTATTGCAAGGCTAGAAACAAACGCAGTTACTCTTAAAGAAAATGCCGTTCGATTAGAAACTGCATTTGAAAAAGAAAAAAGTGCACGAGAGCGGTCAGAGAAGAATCTACAGGTACAACTGCAAGCAGTAGGCGCACTATCAGAGAAGAATAACGCAATGCAAGTAGAAATGGATGGGTACTTATCTATTTTTAAACGACATGACATGACTCGTCTAGCAAGAGCAAAGCCAGGATTGATTGAGCCAAGAATTAATAAAGGTACAAAAGAAGTTTTTCGATCTATAGAAACAGCCAGTAAGGAGGTACAAAATGCGGATTCTCAGTAGCGTACTTTTACTTACTTTGGGAGGTTGCTCCATGTTACAGCCGCAGCCTTTACCAGCACCAGAGCCTATTATTAAAACAGTGACGGAGTACAAGACACTAGAAATTTATCAACCTCCGCTACCTAAAGCAATTGACTTACGAGATGTAGAGTTTTTTGTATTGACAGAAAAGAACTTTGAAGAGCAAGTTGCAAAACTTGAAAAAATGCAAAGTGGTACATACGTGCTTTTTGGTATTACACCACAAGACTATGAGAATATGGCATTTAATCTTCAAGAATTAAAACGCTACATTGGACAGCAAAAAGAAATAATTATCTATTATCGAGAAGCAACACAAGAAGATGTAGATACTGATGCTGACGATTGGTTAGAAAAGAATGAAGAAGTTTTAGAAGACCAACAATCTGAGTAAAGATTATGACAGTACAAATTAGTAGAGCTGATATTATATCAGACGATTTTTTAAACTTACAATCTGAGACACGCTTTCTTAAATTAGCCGTAAGTCCCTACCTGGATTTACTAGGCATTACACCATTACCCTCTCAGGTAGCAATTATAAATGCGATAAATAATCCAAAATATCGCTTTGTTTGTGCAGCAGTATCGCGAAGACAAGGTAAGACATACATCGCAAATATTATCGGGCAACTAGTATCTTTAGTCCCCGGATCTAACATTTTAATAATGTCCCCCAATTACTCGCTGTCTCAGATTTCTTTTGACTTACAAAGAAATCTTATTAAACACTTTGACTTAGAAGTAACAAAGGACAATGCAAAAGACAAAGTCATAGAATTGAGCAATGGCTCAACAGTTCGAATGGGCTCTGTAAACCAAGTTGACTCTTGTGTAGGACGTAGTTACGATTTAATTATCTTTGACGAGGCGGCGTTGGCAGACGGACGTGATGCGTTCAACGTAGCTTTACGTCCTACTTTGGATAAAGATAACTCCAAAGCTATCTTCATCTCAACTCCTAGAGGCAGGAACAACTGGTTTGCGGAGTTTTTTGACAGAGGATTTAATGATGAGTTTCCAGAATGGTGCTCGATACGAGCTACTTATAAAGATAATCCGCGCATGTCTGAGACGGATATACAAGAAGCTAAAAAATCTATGTCCGAGGCAGAGTTTCGACAAGAGTATGAAGCAGACTTTAACACTTATGAAGGGCAAATATGGAACTTCAGTCACGAAAAGTGTATTGCTAATAATGAAGAGCTTGACACTAGTCGTATGGATGTATTTGCTGGCCTCGACGTGGGTTATCGTGACCCAACTGCATTTTGCGTTATAGCTTATGATTGGGATGAAAAAGTGTACCACGTTTTAGATGAGTACCTTGATGCTGAAAAGACTACAGAGCAGCATGCCGCTGTAATTCGAGAACTCTCTGACAAATGGGACATCGACTATATTTACATAGATTCCGCAGCACAGCAAACTCGATTTGACTTCGCACAAAATTACGATATCTCTACTATAAATGCTAAAAAATCAGTATTAGATGGAATTGCACAAGTTGCGGGAGTTGTTGACAATGATAACCTTATGGTCGATCAGCGATGCGGTGAAGTACTATCTTGTCTAGACCAGTATCAGTGGGACCCAAATCCCAACTTAGCTAGAGAAAAGCCAAAACATAATCGAGCATCGCATATGGCAGATGCTCTACGGTACGCACTATACTCATTTGAAACAACTCAGAGTGGCTTTTAACGAGACCTACAAAAAATAGTGTTTGACAATTTATCTTACAAGGGCTATAATTCAAAATGAAAAAGCTAAAAAGAGATCCTGTAAAATATATACGAGATCGCGCTAAATCAAAATATGAAAAGGGTACAGAGTGCCACATTTGCGGAGCTGATACCGAACTCGATTTTCACCATTTTTACACTCTAGCCCCTTTACTAAGAGAGTGGCTAAAGCAGAAAACGAAAGAACGACCAGAACACTATACTGACGAATATATTGTAATTTGGCGAGACGAGTTTATTGAAGACAAGTGGACAGAGCTGTATCAACATACAGCCACACTATGTCACAAACATCATTTGGAACTGCATAGATTATATGGCAGAAATCCAGCCCTAGTGACTGCGAAGAAACAAATGCGCTGGGTAGAGATTCAAAGAGAAAAACATGGCATGGTATG